TGCCTCCGAGGTTGATGTCAATAGAACCAGTCTCAGCAGTGTTGAAACTACCTACCTTGTTGATGTCAAAGTAAGCGTTCTCGTTAAATATTACCTCACCGTTAAATGTAATGTCTTCGTTACCCGCAGGGTCAATTAGTAGAGAACCACTTGTAGTAGAGAAAGTGTTACCCGCTAATCTGATGTTACCTGTCTCAATGTAAGCAGGGAAAATGTTTGTAGTACCAGTGGAGTCAGATAGTCCAATACTGGTTGCCTGTTGTGTCTGTGATGTTGACTGGAAGTTAACGTTACCTGTCTCTTGGTCAACTAAGAATACCTCACCAACTCTGAAGTCACCCTTCTGGTCAGTAGATGAATAGAATACTCTACCACCATTTGTTTCTACAACCTCATTAGCTTGGTTTGCTAGAGATGCGTCATTGGTAAAGTCTTTACCCGCACCAATGTACATGAAGTTGTGTGCTGATAGAATCAGCTTACAACCATTACCATCTGATACAGCACCTTTGTTACCATATATGTTAGCAGATGCTATTGACTTAAGTTCACAACCAAACTCACTGTAGTCTACAAGTGATATACCTGTAGCAGAGTCAAAGTTGCTAGAACGAACATCCTTTGGAGAAGGAGTGTCAGCAAATGTAGTGGCAGCATTAGTACCGTTGAAGTGTATTAATAATACTGTGTTTATATCAACGCCATACTCTCCAACTGGAGCACTAAAGTTACTTGTAAATCTTGCTGTACCGTGACTGACTCTTACTTCATCAATATATCCTTGGAAGAAGTCACCACCAACTGATCCATGATTAGAACCAATGTTCAGTGGTTTTGTACTACCATAGTTTCTATTATCTGTATCTCCTCCTGCTCCTGTGACTGAAGTACCGTTTAAGTATATCTTTGTAGTATTGTTATAACGTGCTAGAGCAACGTGATGCCAAGTGTTGATTGCTAAAGTACCACCAGATAGATGTTCAGTAGTGTCAGTGGCAAACTTTAGTGTAGTACCATCTTGGTATAGTCTAGGAGCTACGTCGGCATCAGATGTTCTGAAGTCGAATATAGTATGTGCTCCTGTAGTTGTTGTTGGATATATGAATGCTTCTAACGCAAAGTTTGCTGTACCAAAACCAAAATCTTCCTCTGTCTCGATACTAACAAAGTCACCAAGACCGTCAAGTGCTAGTGATGCTGTACCAAACTTCTTAACAGTATCATTTAATTTTACGTCAGCGTTTGGAGTTAGAGTCTTACCAACCTCAAGTGCTGTGGTGAATTGTCCTTCACCTTTTCCATTTAGGTATATGTATTGTCCATCATTAGATGTGATAGAACCATAACCTACCGCTTTTTTATATGTGACATCACCAGATGTATTACCAGCTGTTAGAGCAAAGGTAAATGTATCTGCTGTAGGTGCCCCTGTTACCTGATAATAACCATCAGAAGCAGAGCCAGAAATAAAGTCAGCGTATATGCGGTCATTCGTAGATAAACCATGTGCTGTCCTCGTAACAGTTACGACGTTGCCTGATAAAGCGTAAGTACCAGATCTAAACTGATCTTCTAATTCATATATTTCTTCACTAGCATCAAAACTACCAGAGACACCTGATAGTTTTAATCTTACGCTTCCAGTTCCATGTTTACCTGTGGCACCCTGTACACCCTTGATACCTTCGTTAGCAAAGTATATAAAGGAGTTCTGCCATTCACAACGAACACCGTTAGTTAAGAGAATACCAACTGAGTTGGGTACGATGAATGTTGCTTCGTTGAATAATACTGATGTTTCTAGAGTATTGGCACTAGCAATAGCACCATCTAGTTTAGCACCACGTCCTGCGTCCCCTGCGTCATATCCATATGGGTCACTAGCAGATGTGGTTGATCCTTTGTTTAGGACTGTGACTCTCTGTACATAAGCACTTCTCTCTGAGTCCCAGTTGTTAGCAGCTACGAAGGCATAACCTGTATCGTTACCACTGTTGTAGAACATGTCCTTAACAGTCAGTTCTGACACGGTGGTGTCACCGTTTAATACAAAACAGTTAAGATCATTTGTTGCTGTTGTTGGATATATCTGTGTCGCTCTTAATCCTGCTCCTCTAACTGCTACTCCGTCTGGAACTGTTAGTGGAAATTCTTCTTGATACTCACCAGCTGCTACGTTAACTGTATCACCTGACTGAGCTTGTGATAGGGCATACTTTAGTGTAAGGAATGGTGTAGATGTATGCTTACCTCTTCCTGCTCCACCTAATAATGTAGCAGAGTCTGTACCTGTTTTAGCAACGAATAGATGATTACTAGGACCGTTAGTAATATCAGACGCAAGCATAGACGCAGTAACACTAGCAGTGTTTGGTGCTGCGTTACCTATCTCTACGATAGAACCCGAATTGTTTACAAAAAGTTTCTTATCCGCAATATTAATCGCGACTTCCTTATCAATTAAATCACTTGTTGTCGGAGTCGCGTTCGGGGTTATCGAACTCTTTAGTTTGATCCTCGTTGCCATTTATAGCATTCTCTGATGATTGATCTTGTATACTATTTAACTGGTTTGTCAAATCCAGTATCTTCGCTTCAAGCATAATGTTAGATAATGTCAATTCAGAAACTTTACGTTGTAATGTGGAAATAATAATGTTTACGTTCATGATTTATCAGTGTTAGAAAACACCTCCATCTAAAGTGTCAGACCACACAGGAACGCCTCCTGCTGTGACTGTTAAAACTTGGAATGAAGTTGTTGCGTCAGTTCCTGTACCAGGTGATGCCATGTTAGCAGCAGCTGTTACGGCCAATGGATTTGTACCGTCACCATAAGGAATACCATACTGAGTAAAGGTTGAAACACCTGTACCACCATATTGTACTTCGAGGTCAGTATCTAGTTCTAGGTCACCAAGTACGACTGTACCACGGTTTCCTGTCACACCGAAGACTGTACCAGTGTCAGTAGCATTCTCAATGAATGTCCAAGCACCGTTTCCATCAGCACCTCCAGTGCGGTCATAACCAAAGAAACCAAACTGAGCAGCACTACCTGTGTGGTAGTGAACTTTAACACCTCTGTCTAGTCCATCACTAGCATCTCTTACAGTAGTAATAGTTGCACCACTATCTAGGTTACCAGTGATTGCCTGATCTAGAGTGATTGTTTTAGCACCTGTGTCAATAGACTGGATGTTTGTTGAGTTTGCTATGTTTGTTCCAGTAACATCATCACCAACATTTAATCCTACCACTCTGTCCACAGTAAGAACTAAGGCACCTGATGTAGCAGAAGCAGTCAATGTTAATGTAGTTGTAGGATCACCTAATTCGATTGTGGGATCGTTAACAGACATTGAAGCACTGTTAACTGTGGTTGTTGTACCATCAATCTGTAGGTCACCTTTAATAATAACCAAACCATCTGCGTCACCACCAGCTGGGAATGGGTCAATGATCATCTCTGTACCAGAGGTAGTAGAGAGGACGTTGGCATCCATCTTTAACTGGTCAATAGTGAACTCACCAGTGGTATTGATTGTAGCGTTAATGGTTTGTGTACCATTGAATGTAACGCCATTCTCAAATGTGGTTGTTGCGTTGACTGTTAGGTTGTCTGTGTTAGCAGTACCTATTGTTGTGTCGTCATCAACATTTAAGTCTTTGACCCATGCTTTAGCACCAACTGCTAGACCACCTGTGATCATAACAGCAGCATTAGAAGCGTTGGATGCTGTAGTAGTGTCAGCAAATGTTACTTGAACACCTGAGTCATACTGCTGATCAGCACCAGCCCATCTTAGTTTGTCTGTTGTTGTTTCATCATAATATACACGTGCGTCATTTCCTGTACCGAACTTTAGGGGGATATCGTCCTGTATAAGAAGTGAAGCATCTGCGTTACCACCTGACACTCTTCTGACTTGTAAGTCACCGTCAGAGTCGTTCCAGACTAACTCAAGGTCTCCAGATGTACCGAACTCTACTTCCTGTCCATCTTGGAATACAACCTTACCAGTGCCATTAGCACCTATGATTAGGTCTGTGTCTGTTGTGCTTGTGTCAATTACGTTAGCGTTTATCTGAACGTCATCAACCAACCATTGATCTATTTTTAAATTACTATCTAATATCGCTGCTGAATCTGCTGTCAGTACACCATGTACCTGATCTAGCATATCAGTAAAATACTTACCACCTATTACTTGAGCAGCAGAGTTGTTGTCTCCAACAAACAGTCTGTCTCCTAGGTTTGCTTGCGTTCCCGCACCTACGGTTAGAGCTATTTCACCAAATTCAATGGTACCTGGTGCTGCTGTTCCCGTACTTCTTTTGACCAGTAGCTTTGATGCCATCAGAATGTACCCCCGTTAATCGTTATGTTGTTTAATACTGTAGTTGGTATGAACTTGGATATACTTCCTTTGTATACCAGTACACTACCGTCTTGTAAACCACCTGAGCTAGTATCTGTTAAGTCAACGTCAGCTAAGGCACCAACGTTTCCACCGCCACCACCAGTGGCGACACGTGTAACTCTTGGAATGGATTGATCTCCAAATCTTAACCTTGCCATTAAAGTGTGACCCCCTCAAGTACGCTTACGGTTCCTTCTAACACTCTAGTCTTGAGACCAGAAGCAGAAGTTATTACGACATCATATACATACCGTCCTGACTTCATAGCGGTAGTCTGAACAGCATTTAGAGAAAGTTGTATTCTACCCGCTGTTACGGGTGTCATGATCGCAGCAGTCACTGTGACAGAAGAACTACTTGTATAGTGTTTCTTTATCAGTGACGCAACTGTATACCCAGTTAGGTCAAACTCAGTACCGTTATCATTCTCGACAGAGAAGTCGATATTGAAATCG